ATAAAAACGGAGAACAAAAACAAGTATAACACATAGTGCCGCTCTGTATTTCTTCCATTCCATAAGAAGTTTAACCAATAGTATTACCAACAATATTTTGATAACATCTTCTTTAATTGTATTACATTTGTCGGTAGAATCAATAATTGTAGCTTGTATATTCGCTTGCAATCCGGGAAGAGTATTTTCCAAGAAATCGCAAATGCGAGTCAAATTTCCGTTCATTTCATCAAGCCCTTTGGTGCCTTCTTTAGTCGCGTTTCGAATATCCCCAAGAAAACCTTGTGAATAAATCCTTTCATTCTTAATAGAACGACGAAGTTCGCGCAAAAGAGTTTGTATTTTATGATCCCGTCGTATAATCGCGTTTTCCAACTTTACATATCTTGGGTCGTTATTACGATATTGTAAAGGGCGCGAGAAGACAGGACCAGGGTTAGTTTCGACATCACCAGATAATAACAAAAGCATACGCTGAGCAGCATATTGCTTAGGCTTTTTCTTACCATGTCCGTGAGTTTGTACATAAAAATGCTTATAAAAGCACTTGCATTCAAACGTAGGAATATTATCCGGTGAAGGAGTTCGGGTCAAAATATAAGTCACATCCAAGTGTTCGGCATCAGCAATCAACTTAAGAGTTGACACAAAATCTTCAGCAGTGAGACTAGGAATCAAGTGTTGCTTAATTGACATTTTGATTCATTAGTGTTGTCTTTCCAACAGTCAATATTCTTTCATATTGTCAAAAGTCTTTCCTTTAGTCAACAAACTTTGTTTGCAGTCAAATAAAATTGTCTATCATTCATCCATCCATACCAGAACTATAATTAAAATCCACAAGAATCATCACAATTTGCTGACCTCGGATACTAATCTCCATTTAATAAACAATATATAAACCTGAGAAGAGGGTATAACCAACTCATCGCCAACTCAGTTTATCTAATTCAATTATATCACAAGCTCCGTCATCGTCTATCATAGCCTGGCTAAGACTGTTGGAGTTAATATAATGAACTTCGAATATTTATATAATGCGTCTCAAACTTCAAAATCTTTTCCGTCTCACGAGAAAAGCGAAGTACCTGTATCATCACAAATTACAATTTAAAAAGTTTCAAATAATCAATTCTGATATTTCCGAATAAAATCAAAGTAGGATTATTAACACCTTGACTTAAATTAATTGTTTTTCTTAAATTAAAGGGTTTAATAATCTTATCATTTCACGAAGGCCATCAACATTGAAAACAGTAGTTTTATTTTCCTTCCCATAAATGGGGTAGTCTAGCATCAACAATGAAAACAACGTATCAGTAAAATGAGTAAGATGCAGATAATATAATCAAAATGAGGTAGTCTAGCATCAACAATGAAAACAACTTATTAGGCCATCAACATTGAAAACAGTAGTTTTATTTTCCTTC